GTTGCCTGTGTATTTACGGGGCACTTGGCGGGTCTTTCGGCTTGTCTTTAAGGCCGTTGCCAGCGAGCAAACCAATAAGGCCACCGGCAAGGGTCATAAGCATGGGGGAGAGAACGGCCCACGCCTCAGCGTCATTGGGTGCCTGCTCGACTGGTTGCACCACGAATAGCAAACCGTAAATCAGCGAGACAATCGCTGCCACAAACGAGAACGACAGCGCAATGCCTACGATGAGGATTAGGCGGGCTTTTATTTCTTCGTTGCTAAGGCGGTTTTCGGGTTTCATTGGCATCTTCTTTCTAGGGTTCCGTCTGCTTTGGTTGTGTCGCAGTTGTGTCGGGTGCGATCAGCGCAACTACTCAGCGTTATCAAGAGGCTCAGTGTTAGTAATGCTCGCTTCATACCGGGCGTACTCCTCGTCTGTCATTTCGCGAATTAGGTCGTCTATTTGAATTAGCGGTTTGCTCATGGTTCTAGTTTCTGTAGCCGTAAACGCGGACAGTTCCGCCTGTCATTGTGCCCGCTGCTGGTGACAACGTAAAAGACGTGTAAGCAGTGGCATTGTCAAGAAAACCGTTACTTGTTCCCGCAATCGTATTAGAAGCGTATGGTGAGGACATGAGCGTTCTTGTAGTCCTATTAGGGTTGAACAACTCCACTCTGACGCTTGCAAAAGCGGTAGTGCCCACGCCTACGAATGACCAACGGACAGCGTTATTATCGGGCACGTTAGCAAGTGGAGCCAAACTAGATGCGTAGGCTTGGTATATCAATTGCGAATAGTAACCAGTTGCAGTAGCGCCCAAAATCATACGCATATTTTCAACACCGCTTAGGGTGCCGCCTGTCCAAGTAATGCGGTAATTGTCATAGTCGGCGCTGAACGCGCTCGTAACCTCAACGCTAGAAACGCCTGTGCCAACCGTCTGGGTCTTAACCAACCACAAACCTATCGAGTCCATAGCGGCAGCGGTCAAAACCTCACCCGGTGAAAAATCTGGTACTGGCATAGTTAAAATCCTAACTTGTTATTAAAAGCCGGTGGGCCATTATCCTGCAAACGCCCATAAAAATTGTCATCCAAAATAAAAAACGCTTGGCTTGCAGCAGCCGACAAGGTGAAAGTAAAACGAGTGTCCGATGGTGTACTACTAATCTGCACGCCCTCAATTAAACACTGGTAAGTAACGCCACGCAACACGATAGGCAACCTGAGCAAGTTATAAAACCCTTGCGCCGTCATGCCTAAAAGGTCATTGTTTGACTGCATGGAACTACGGGTAGATACGCTAAAGGGCACGTCAGCGGTTTGATCTAGCGTAGAGCGAACATAGGAGGCTAGGTTTCCTGCTTGACTTGTCGAAACATCGTAAGACTTTAAAGTAAAAGTTTTTGATCCTGAGCCGGATGATTGAGACGCTAAACCGTCAGGCTCAACAACGACACGGTTAGCCACGTTGTCGGCAAACGCACGAAAGTTCAGCACGTCATAACTAGTAGTAGGCAAAGTGGGCGTGACACTGCCGTCAGTGAACTCGTAACTGGCAACATATCCTAATTCGTCACGCCCTACCCAGCGGATTGAGTCAAAAGAAAGCCCAAAAATACGGCCCTGTTCGGTTTGGATTAACTGTTGTAACACTTCTAAGACGTTGCCGTTCTCAATGCTTTGAGGCGACACAATAGAACTACCTGCGAGGCTTGGCGAAACGCTGTCAATTTCTATTTCGGTTTCATTTACAAACTCTTCGGCAGCTTGGTAAGTGGTGTAATTAGAAGGCCATCCTTCGGTAGTTACTTGCCGCCCAGCGCCACCCAAAGCGTCCTCAGCAGTAATAGTCCAAGTGTCCTCATTAGCCACCATTCCATACTGGAAAGCAACATCGGAGACACGCCCTCGGAACATAATATAATCCCCTGTGCCGTCACCGTCTGCTGTCAGTGTTACCGAGTTGCCAATAAGAATGGTCGGTAAGGCGTCTATGTTTCTGCCTGTAATAGTGGCAGTGCCAGCCCTAAATGGGTCTTGTAGGTTTTGGCGACCTAAATCAATGTTTACCGTCTGCACATTGTTAATCGTGTTGCCGGTAATAACGACAGACCAAGTGACTTGCATTAGGACACTCGAATGGGTACGGAACCGTTACGGAACATATAGGTACGCAGAGCGTCTACCACGGCGTTAGGGTCTGCCCCCTGCACGTTAATAGTGACATTGTTGCCGCCCATAGAACCCATACGATCAAGCGGGATAACCGCTTCAGGCCCAGCCTCACCAATCATCGCCAGAGTAGGCCCAGTGACAATGCCACCAGCAGCCAACATCGGAATATCGGGAATGTCAAAACCGTTACCGCCAATACCCGGAACCCAACTCGGCACCTTAAAAGACAGTTTGCCAAAAGTGTTATTCCACAATTTTGCAATGCCGTTAAATATTGTCTTTACTACGTCAAGCATCAACCTAAAACTAGGGATAGTGACGTTGTTAATCCACCATTTAATGCCACCAAAAACTGCATCAACAATGTTGCGGAAACCCTCAAACTTTTTATAGGCAATGGCAAGAGCCGCAATAAGCGCAATAACGCCAATAACGATAAGGCTTATCGGGTTAAGTGCCATAGCCACGTTAATAGCCATAATGGATAGCGCAATAGCGCCCAGTGCGCCCGCAATGATTAAGAACGTGTTTGGGTTGTCTTGGGCCCATTGCGCAAACTTTTGCAGGACGGGTAGCACCGCCTCGATTGCAGGTAAAAGTGCAGCACCAATAGACTCTTTAGTCTCGCTTAGCGCAATGCCTAAACGCTTAAATTGCCCTTCGGCAGTGTTCGCAGCTGTGGTAGCGGCACCGCCCATGGTTTTAGCAATCTCAGCCATAATGTCCTCAAAGGGTGCGCCTTCTTTGACCATTTCACGGAACTCTGGCGCTAGTTTCCCAAGCGCGGTCATGTTGCCCCCCAGCGCCCGTGTGAGGCTGTCTGTGACGACAGAGAGCGGCTTTCCTGTGGCTGCGGCTATGTCCATAGCCTGGGTAGCAAGTTTCTGTGCGCTGGTTACGTCGCCAGTAGCGCGCGCAAGTTTGCTGAGAACGGGTCGTAGTTCATCGTCGGCGATGCCTAAAAGTTTGCCTTGTTGGGTTATCCAGTTTTCCGTGGACTCGATAACTGCATCGGTTGCGCCTGTGGTTTGTTTTAACGATCTGGCTAGTTCTGCACTGGCGGCCTCATCGGCGATAGCGCCTTTAGCGGCGTCAAAAAGTGCAGCGCCCAAAGCGCCCACCGCAGCCGTAGCAGGCAAAAAGGCTTTCTTCATAACTAACCCTGCCTTAGCAGAATTAGTCTCAGCCTGCGACAGTTCCTTTTTAAACTTGTCTAACCCAGTACCAACGTACTCGGTAATAATTGGAATAGATAAAGCCATTATTTAAGTTCCTTTTCTACACGGCGCACCACGTTAAGCATTGCCTGTTCCATTTCGCCCTGCACCTCGTTGCGCTTACGGAACAATGCAGGCCCAAGAACACGAGAACGCCCCGGTGACAACTGCCCTAACTGATCGCCTAAACGGTTGGGGGTTTTGCGTCCTGCGGTTTCCCACACAGCTGTCGCCACGTCTCGCTGCTCGATAAGGATTACTGAGGTGACACGGCGGTCACCTTGCAATTTAACCTTTACGCCACGAACCGCTTTAGCCACGTCATACGGGAATATTTTGCGGTTGCCTGCTGTCCAGTTGCGAGACATACCCGACAACGGCATCCCAATACGCTGGTAGGTGCCTTGAGCCTCAACAATGGCAGGCTGGGCAATACGGGTAGCCTCTTTGCCAAACTCTTTACGCAAGCCCGGCTCAATCTTGTTAAGCGAACGAATAGCATCCTTAGCGCCGACAATCTCTACTTTTGCGCTAACGGGCATTTTTGTTTTGTTCCTTGACTATCGCATCAACCGTGTGCAGGTCTTTAATGTCGAAGTCTATCCCATTGGGCCAATACCCTGTGCGAAGTAGCAGAGCTGCTAATGCGTATCGGTAAGTGGCCCTTGGGTAGGGTTTTCGTCTGCCTCTTGTTCCACTACCTCAATGGACACAGCGCGTTTAATGAAGTCGTCAAAGACTACGGGCACTGTGACGCCGTGAACCTTGCAGGACTCGTACGCAAGAAAAAGCAAATCCTCATAGCCAATACTGGATGCCATTTCGGATGCTTTGCGCTTGTACTTGCGCTCGTACTGCACAATGACATAAAGGTTAGTAGCCACCTGTACGGGGCCGTCCCCTAGGTCTACTGCGAGGGTTAGTTTCATCTTGTCTCCTTAGTCGGGCTCAGAGTATGAGCGTTTTAAACGGTGGTGTCTACGGAGTACACGCCACCAACAAAAGTAACGTCTACGGTAGAAAGTTCGCCCATAGTGGCGTTAATTACTGGAAGTTCTGCGAGGAACGCACCAGTAAGAATAAAGCCGGGGTTTGTAGCACCATCAGGGGGTGCAGCAGGTTGCACTCGAATTGTGGTTGTGGTGCCGACAAGGCTTGACAGTGTGGCGTAGGTTTCGGACGATGCGTAAGAAAGATACATCGACAAAGTCACTTCGTGGTTGCCTAAACCCTTGACATACTTACGATCAGTGTCACCAAACGCGGTGGCTTCCAACTGGTCAAAACGATGTGTAACGGTTGCAGCTGTGCATTGGTCGGTAAGGTCTACCGAGTTCACTGTTACTACTGGGTTAGAAAGGTAGGTGCTTGTTGCCATTATGACTCCTTGTTGTCTTGGATATTAGCAGTTTCCTGCTTCGGTTTTTTAGGTTTTCCGACTTCGATAATAAAACCGCCAGCGATAAGCGCCTCTAGGTTTACGCCCGCAACAGGCACAAACTCATCGCCGGGGGTTCCGATGCGGGGGCTAACAATCTTGTACATGGTTTCCTTACGCGGTTTGGGCTTGGACAGAAATAACAATGTCATAAGCAGGATAGTCTGCGCCACCAATAGACACCACCGTAGGGTTACCCGACTTCACGGCGACATTCTTGGCAAGCAGCTTGGACGCAATCTGCAATAGATCACGCAAGGCGTCGAGGTTGCCGGGGCCGCTGCCGATTATTTTCACAGGGAAATCCATACGAACAATGTTGTAGTTCCAAGCGTCAAAAGACGGCGCGTCAATAAACACACAAGACGTAGTTATCTGGCGGGGGTCTATCGCCACAGGTAAGCCTGTAATGGTCTTGAGCGTCGTTGAGAGGTCGTCTAAAGCCTCGTTAAAGAGGTCGTTGTATGGTAAGGCCATTAGGCAACCTGCGGGCGGTTAATGCCCAATAGTTGCAACACCATAGGCGTAATGCCGTTAGCAGGTGGGCTACCCATACCGTCAAACGATGCCAGCGCCGTGTACGAGCCTTGCTGACGGAAGTACGCTGCACCGATCATGATTGTGCCTAGTGTGACGTCACCACCGGGGGAAGTAGTAAGCGAGTCCTCAAGGTAGCCCGCCTCGACACGGCGACGATACGCGAAAGCGTTAGCAGCTGCGGCGCATTGTGTAAGCAAAGTGGCAGCGTTCGCACTCGTAAGCGGAATGTCAAGATAGGTAGAGATAGCACTGGCGTTAATCCATGTACACGTCTGTGTCCATGTCAAAGTACCTGTAGGTACCGCAGTAGACCACTCTAAATCGTCTCCCTGATCGTAGAAAAGAATCTGGTTAGCGCGTTGCTCGGTGGGGTTATACAACCATTCGCCAGTGGAAGCGTCGGTACCAATGTAGGCGTTCTGTGGACAGAATAAAACAGTGTGCGCACCGTTGAGTCCATGTCCAAGCCCAGCCAGCGTGACTGACTGGCCGGGCTCGACAGGGGTGTCTGTAAGTGTTTGTACGACTGCGTAATCGTCTAAACGCTGATGCGCGATAACGGTATAAACCGCCATGGCGGCACCTGCCTTTCAGAAATTAAGCGACAGTAATCTTTTGTGCCATTGTGGCGTCTGCAATGAAAGTAGACACATATCCGTAGTAGGAGAATGTGCGACCAAGGGTGCTTGGTACTTCCACTGACATAATGCCGCGTACTTGCTCGTAGAACTCAATAGCGGAACCGCGAGCCAACACCATGGTGCCTGATGCGAAGTTTGCATCTACCACAAGGTTCAGGCCCAATGGGTTCAGTGTGTTTGTGGTGGTGATGTTTTGTGTACCCATGCCGTTAACGCCCATAAGGCCAGCCGCCGCAGCGTATGGAAAAATTGGGCGCTTGTCTGCGTCCAACTGGCTTGAAAGTTTTTTCCACACGTCGGGGCTGACAAACAAATGGTCAGGCAAGAAGCGTGTGGTGGTGAGGATGCTTTCGGCAACATCGTAGAGCGAGTTAATAAGGTCGCTTGGGTCTGTTGCGTTTACTGTCCATGTCACACCGGACGATGCGCCTTGTGCCACGATTTGGTCGGCACAGTAGTTGTCTGATGCGATGAGGTATTGGCCTGCGAGGTCGCGCAAGATAATTTCCATTGCACCGGGTGACGTGAAATCCATATCTTGTGAGGACAAACTTACCGCCCCACTCATGGTCACTTTTGCCACCGAATTCGAGGCAATCACTGGGGTTGTTGCAGACACTCCAGTAAGTTCTGTGCTTTGTGCACCGACGCTTGTGTGGGTTGTCCATGTTGGACGGATAAAGGTTTTCGACTGTCCACCGTCTGGGTATGCGCGAGCGCCAACAGCGGCGACTACTGGACGGTTGTAGTTAAGATCGTCAAACACTGGCCCAAGTACTGGAATTGGCAAAAGACCGGGTGTATCGGTTGTAAGTACGTCACCTGCAGCGGCTTGCAATGCGGTCTGCTTTGACTTTGCAGCCTCGACAAATGCTTGGTTTACCTTGCGGAATGTGTCGCCACCAATGTGCATAGCAGCCATGTATTCGGCTGCGCTTGGCATAGCAAATTGACGCTTTGGCTGTGCGGGAATTGGTGCGGTTGGTGTAGCGGCCTCTACGACTGCTTCGGGCTGTACTGCGTCCACGGTTTCTGTCTCCTCGACTTCGGTTGGTGTGGGTTCTGTGTCGGGTTCTTGTGCTGATGCTAACACTTTTTCGATGACTGCGCCTGCAAAAGCAGGAATTGGCACAAGGCTTAATTCCAGCCATTCGGCCTCAGTCACAATCATGGTGCCTTCATCGTCATAAGAAAACTTTGTCGGGTTTACGCCAACACTTACAGAGTCCAAAACCCCGTCTAGCGCCAGGGTAAGTGCCTCGTCTCCGGCGGCGGTTGCCGAAATACGAGCTGAGAACATCATGCCTTCTTCGGTGTCTACGCGCTCAGTTACTAAGCCAACTGGCATAGACGAG